GACGATGAGCAAGACAAAGATCTTGACAATGAGGATGACGGTGAAGACGCTGATACCGATAAAGACAGCGATGAAGAAGAAGACGATTCCGATGACGATGCCGGCGATGACTCAGACGATTCCGATGACGATGATGAATCCGATGACGAAGAGGATGAGGACAATAAGCCAGTAACTCGCAAGGAATTGAGGGAGATGCTTCAGGGTAAGAAGAATCAAACCAATGCGAACCGCCGTATTGCTTCAAAGAAAGAAGGGCGGAATACTAAACAACCATCAGAACTCGACAAACGACTCGGTACGGTCGAGCAGACTCTCAAAGAGACTGCCTTACTCGAACGCAAACGTACCTTTGGATATGAACATGGACTTTCTCCGAAGCAGGTCAATCACGTTTTCCGCTTAACAAAACGGCCAACCGCCAAATTCCTTGCCAAACCTCACGTGAAAGCGGCCATCGAAGCAATCGGATCGCAAGAAAAGGTTGCTAGGAACACTCCTACCGGAAGCGGTAAGAGATTCCGAGGTGGTGGAGGTGACAAGAAGTGGACAGACTTGAAACCAGAAGAGAGACAAGCCAGCCTATCTGATAGACGGCGCGAAATTCTCGAACGTAAACGAGGGTAGTGAGTCCCGGATCTGGTGGTCTAACTGAATACTAAAATGTTCTACTTTGCCTTTCCGGATCCAACAGCCGCTTTCAGCGCTGCCGATGTAGCTGCAAGTACTCCAGAAATCTGGGGTGACTACATCATGGAACCAAACTTCCCTAAGGCTGTGCTAGCTAACTTCTTCACGGATCTTAGTTACCTCGCTGAAGAGGAAGGGGATGTGATTCACGTTCCAGACATCTACACCAACACCTTCTCTGCTTCAACTCAGAGTACACAAGGAAACGGTGTAGTTGATCAAAGCCCTGCTCAAGTTGACGTAACACTCAACATTGACACCCACGCTTATGTAGCTTGGCTCTTCGGAGATAAGACTATTAAGCAACTCGCCAATAAGGAAAAGCTTAACGAAGCGTATGCTCGAGAAGCGAAGAATGTCCTTATGGTCGAGCTGGAGGATGCTCTCGCAGCATTGTGGTCATCTCTTTCTACTAACGTAATTGGAGATACGACTACTACCCTTTCAGATGCTGAGATCCGCGATGCTATCAATGCTCTTGATAGTGCCGACTACGACCTCACTGAAACGGCCTTCTTCTTCCATCCGTTTGTGTACTGGACACAGCTTGGCGGTATCGCTAAGTACTACTCACAGTACAGCTCAAACTTCAACTTCATCCGTACTGGTAACTTCGGTCCAGGGGACTCAAGTCGAGGATTGCGCGGTGTGTTGTATGACCAGCCATGTTACGTGACCTCACGTATCGTTTCAGGTCTACAGACTTACCGTAACCTTTTCGCTCACAAGAGTGCATTTGGATACGCTCGTCAAACACCAGGCGTAGGTGGTGGAATGGGAATGTCAGTAAACGGCATCCGAATCCAGTCAGACTACTTACTACAAAACCTAGGCATGCTCACAGTTGTGGACATGATGTACGGTGTAGCTGTACTCCGCGAGGAAGCAGCAGTAGTGGTCAACGCCAACAGTACTGCCAAGACAAGCTAACCCCTGTCTGGTATACTGAAGCTCGCCGGATAACGGTGGCTTACAAGAAATCCCCTCACGGGGATTTTTTGTATGTGCATAACGAGTGGATAGCGCTATCTATATCGTATGGTACAATTTACGCATGTCTGATATTGAACAGGAGAAAATGGAGATGAAAGGCCAGGATCTCTCTCCGGCGGCGATTGAAAAAGCAACTCGCCCTAAGAAGACTTGGTTTTTTGAACGCATGGGCGATGGCTCAGTCTTCGCTTGTGAAGAGCGTGAAGCGTGGCAGATCTGTTTTAATAAATCAAAGTGGAAGCGTAAGGACTTCCGGCTACTTGGTACTTCAGATGGTACTACCTACCATCGCATCACTAAAGAATCAATGACCGAAGCCTATGAGTTGGCTCCCACTATTGAGAGTAAGAAGACCGAACTTCAGCGCTACATGAAAGCTGAGGAAGATTTAATAGTAGGGGAAGCGGTCGATATGGAGGGAGATGTCTCCGATACCTTTAATGAGGTGAATAAGCAGAAGGTCCTCAGATTGCGTAAAATCATGGACAGGCTACATGGGGAGCTTGATGCCCTTGAAAGTCGCTACAAAGAAGTCACAGCCAGCGTGGTGAAGCGTGCTACTGAAGCTGAGCTAGAGGTGGCTAAGGCAAACCAAGCGAAGCGTATAGAGCAGGGCTTAGGCTTTGACTGGCCTGATGCTGATCTCAATATCCAAACTCCAGCCGGAAGCCATAAGCCACGTAGCAAGATACTCGGTATCCTGGGCGGTAGAATCTAAACCTATGAATAAAAAGCACCTACGAGTAATTAAGATGATTCAGGAGGGTATCCCAAAGGAGCTATTGCTGAACCTCACTAAGAAGGAAATCCAAGCACCCACCATGAAGAAGGTGTTTGAAATCGCTCTCACTAAACCAGACACTGAGGTCTCTCCCCGGCAGAAACGGAATATCAAAGCGATGCTCGATTCCGGGCGCTTTGATAGAGAGGTCGAAGTGCTGGATCATGAGGTAGAGAAGCAGATCGATGCGTACTACCAGGCGGAAATCGACAAGGCGGTGAAGCTTGGTCGACTGCCGAAGCACGCACCAACATTAAAATCATTAACTAAAAAAGGAGTACAATATGCAAAACGACAAGAACGAAGACTACGCCGTGAGTTTCTGGGCGAAGGTAGCGATGTGGATTCAACTTCGCAAGATGATCAAAACGACGAAGCGCAGCATCCGTCACGCCAAGCTGACCATGAAAATGTATCAGCACCTAGCGCAGCTTACCGACCCGGTTGAGGAAAAGAAAAAGCACTCTGACTTGATGCTGAAATACGGCCAAGTCGAAGCTTCAGCGATGGCAGAAGAGCGCGCTTTACGCATCTTCCAGTCCTTTGACCTAAACGATGTAGAGCTTTATAAGCCAGTAAGCGAATAACTATCATGGTGAAATTTATTGCTCGAGTCCGAAGTATGTCACAAAAGTTTTCTACCGATAAGGAAGATAACGCCAAGGTGACTCTCAACCTATCCCTTGAAATCAAGGATGGCTTCGATGATGTACCAAACCTTGCTGAGATTCTTAACTCTCCCCTGGAGTTTGATGTTGCACCGATTCAGCCGGGTATAATCCCTCCAACTAAAGCTAAATAGGCATGAAGCTCGTAAACTACACCACCAAAATTGAGCCTACCCAGACTATAGCTGAGATTCAAAACATGCTCGCTGACTATGGCGTATCTGCCATGATGACTGAGTATGATGGCCGCCAAGTATCAGCGGTGAGTTTCAAGATGCTGGTAGATGGCAAGGAGTTTCCGTTCCGGATGCCTTGTAACTGGCGTGGTGTAGCTGAGGTACTTAAGAAATCTGAGTATCGAAAGAACCTACGTTTAGATTTAGTCGATGAACAAGCTCCGCGTGTGGCTTGGCGTATTCTTCATGAGTGGATTCGGTCCCAACTATCGCTGGTGGAAGTGAACATGGTGACTATTCCTCAAGTCTTTCTACCGTATACCATCATGGGTGACGGCCGTACTCTAGCCGAGAAGGTAGCTGAAGACCCTCGTTTCTTACTAGGTAGCCCAGAACAACATGGCTAAAAAAGTCATCGGATACGGCCTATGTGGTCCAGGAGAAGCTAGTCGGTACATGCGTGAGACCATGGAGTGCTTTAAACGGCTCTGTGATGAAGTCATTATCCTATGCAACAACTGTGACCAAGCTGAGCTGAATCTGATTGATGAGTATGGCTTTAAGCGCGTGAATGACCGGCGCGAGTGGGGGACTCACCAGTGGAGAATCAAGCAAGACTTCATAGAGCGTGATATCAAGCAGATGGCCAATGAGGGCGATGTGCTTGTTTGTTTAGATATGGATGAGGTCCTATCTGAGCGCTGTACCAAAGAATGGCTACTCGAAGCGCCGCTAGATGCGTACCACGTATTCATTGTAGACCTCTGGAATGACCCTCAGCACTTTAAACCTGAGAGCTGCTTCTGGAATGTACGTATCTGGAAGTGGAATGGTGAGACCAAGTTTAAGGCTAAGCCGGTCCATTGTGGTCTCGCGCCTGAGTGGACATACCACTATCATCGCCACGCTCCCTTCCTATTGCTCCATAAAGGCTTGATGGATGAAGAGTCCCGGCTACGCAAAATCAAGCGCTACGAGAAGTACGATCCGCACGCTGAGCATTTAGACAAGAGGTACTATGATATGCTTAGAAGCAATACCGCCAGACCTTTTGATGAGGATGCCATGGCCGACCAGATAGCTGATGAAGTCGCAACTTATAATCAAACTAAGCCTAGAAAATCTATGGTAAAAAAACCAAAAGCTCGCTACGCCTACGTTAAAAACCCTCACGGTGATGTTATTGATATCCCTGAGAAGCACCTAGCCATGACTCTCAAGCGCAAAGGCTTCGAGTTTATTAGCTACGCTGACGAAGAGCAAGAGGAAATTGAATCGATGTTCGAGGATGATGAAGAGGGAATGGTCCCAGGCGCTCGCCCTCACCCAACTCCAGACCATATCGGCCACACCAACGAAATGGTTGTGGATAAACCTGTGGAAAAGAATAACTATGGCCGTAGTCCAGCCGATGAGAAGGCTGAGCTTGATGCTTTAAATGCTAAGGATGATATCAAGCTAGCTGGCTTCAGTGCGCCTAGTATCAGTCCTGTAGATACTGAAGAGGTAGATGCGATGTTTACTGAAGGTAGTGATGTAGATAAAACAGATCCTACCAAGTCTAGTGAAGCAGCCGCTGGCGCTCTCAATGACTTCACGAAAGTAGTGAACAGTGACAAACCAGCGCCAAAGAAAGTGGCAAAGAAGGCAGCACCTAAGAAAAAATAGCCATGACTGAAGCTCCAAAACACTGGAATAATGATCACGTATACCACCAATGCTGTGGCTCAAAACATACGTATCACAAGACCACATGCCCTAACCGGCGTAGTGGTATTCCCGGCCGCGCTTCAGACCCAGACTTTTTGAACGTACAAGACTGCAAAGCTAGTGGATTATCATCAGGCCAGTGCGCTGCTAGATTAAACATGCCACTGGATCAAGTAAATGACTTATGGGTACTATAACTGCACGACCGAAGATTCTTATTACTGGTGGGCTTGGCTTCATATTCAGTCACGTTACTGAGTATTTTCTTAATGCTGGGTACGATGTAATGGTCCTAGATAACCTCTCAGCCGGCTCACATCCAGAACTAATACCTCACTTTAAGGATATTTGCGCCAGTAAGAAGTTTGTAGAGCGCCCTGAAATGCCTATAACTACTACTGGCAAAGTAACATCTGAACCAGTTAACGTAACTGAATACCACTCCAAGCTTACTTTTGTCGAGACTGATGTGTCTTTTACTACCACTATCCCTATCATCACCACTTTCAATCCAGACTACATCATCCATGCAGCCGCTATTTCTGATGTCGACTACTCAATCAAACAGCCAGTGAAGACCATCCAGGCTAACAACAACGGCACTATCAACGTCTTTGAAGCTGCCCGGCAATTACCAAACCTTAAGAAATTACTCTATGTCTCAACTGATGAGGTATATGGTGAGTGTGATCATCCAAAGTCTGAGTCTGAGATTCTTTTTCCTAAGAATCCCTACGCCCTTAGCAAATCTTTTGGCTCTCAACTTCGTCTTGCGTATGACAATACTTACCCTGCGCTTAAGGATAAGACTGTTGAAACTCGCTTTTGCAACGTATTCGGCCCTCGTCAGGATGATCGGAAGATAATCCCAGCTATTAAGCGAGCGCTTGAAGGAGGGAAGCCAGTCGAGCTACACAACGGTGGGGAAGGATATCGTCAGTTTATTCATGTGAAAGAGATACCGCCAGTGGTGGCTTTGCTCTTGGAGTCTGGTACTCGCACCTATAACATCACCTCAAACGAAGGCTATACCGTTAAGCAACTGATTGCCGAAGCTGAGTACATCACTGGAAAGAAAGTGCCTACGGTCCCTGGAAAGCGCTCAGGAATGGATATCCGCTACGAGATGGATGGTACTCGCATCCGTGAAGAATTTGGCTGGAAGCCAGAGCATGACCTGTATATTACTCTACAGAGTTACCTATATCTATGATCACCATCCTCACTACACCACCACCCAACTGGGATAAACTAGGAGCTAGCTTCGGTGTGAAGTGGGAAGGAAACTTGGTAGTGACCTATGCTGGCCAGATACACTGTCCCTCAGGCAAGGTAGCGCCGGATGTCTTGGTACATGAGATGGTCCACGTAGAACAGCAGAAAGGTAAGGATATGGAACTATTGCTCGAGCGCTACATGACCGATATCAATTTCCTCCGGGAAGTAGAGATACCAGCCTTCCAAGCTCAGGCTGCCTTTCTTGAAGCCACTATCCCCGATAAATCAGAGCTATGGTGTATGAAGTACCGCATCGCCAAGCGTATGGTGGAGATGTACAAAGATGCCTTTACATTCGATACAGCTAGCGCTATCATTAACCTACATGAAAATACTTGAAGCACTATTTAGTCCGGTCATCGCCTACCTCGCTATCCTAGGCTCACTCATCACTGGCAAGATGATGCTGTCTGATGATAGTGACCTACCGCCACATCTAAGGCGTGAAAATGACTATGATTAAACTCTTTCAACCATACGTATCACCACAAGCGCGAGAGAACGTACAGCGCGTTTTAAACACTACTCAGCTCGCTCAAGGGCCTGAGGTAGAACTGTTTGAGCAAGAGTTTGCGGCGAAGTTTGGCTTTGAAGCCTGGCAGATAGTATCGCTGAACAGTGGTACGGCCGCGCTCGAGCTTGCTTATGAACTGGCTGAGCTAGGGGAATATGACCATGTTATCTCTCCGGTCCTTACCTGTACCGCTACCAACATCCCTCTCATCCGGCGCAAGGTCCAGATGAGCTTTGGTGATATTGTCGGCAAGCAGTCACTCAACATGGATGTCGATGATGCTGAGAATAAGATACTCCATAACACCAAGGCTATCGTCTACGTACACTTCGGCGGATCATCATACGGCCTAGACCTCTTTGAAGATTTAACTGAAGCCCACGGCCTAGACCTTATCTGTGATGCTGCTCAGGCTCTTGGCGCACCTCTATCAAAGAAGGCACGCTTTTCCTGTATCTCACTACAAGCCATAAAATCGCTCACAGCAGGTGATGGTGGCGTACTGGTATGTCGGGATAGGGAGGATGCAATAAAGGCTAGGAAGCTACGCTGGTTTGGCTACGATAGGGAGCTTAAGCAGCGACTCGGTGACTGTGACCTCGAACTGGCTGGATACAAGATGCACATGAATGATATCAATGCCGCTCTCGCGCGTGGAAATCTAGCCGTATGGGATGACATCGTACAAACCAGAAAGGCTATAAACGATACCTATAGTGACTTCATCCCAGAGCAAAACTTCATCCGTGGTATCTGGAATCCTCAAGTGACTGGTATTAGCTACTATAAAACAAAGCAAATAGCTCAAGCCGCTGGCTTTGAAATTGGCCAACACCACTACCGAAATGATAAGTATTCCATCTTTCGAAGCGTATATAGTAACTGCCTTAACATGAATGAATTAGGCGAGAATTACTTCCTACTTCCTTGCCACATGGGTATGACTTTGGCTGATGCTGAGATGATAGCTAAAACTATATGTCTCAACTAACTGATTCAATCGCAAAGATAAAAGAACTCGCTAAAGTCCCAGTGACTAGCGATATTGATACTCGCCGTGTGGAGATCATCGTACTGAAATTCAAAGAACCACCTGAAGTGATAGACAAGTGCATCAGTCGCATCATTCATAACACTGACTGGCCTTTCAAACTCACCATCTTTGATAACCGGCTGAATACACCAAACACTTCACGTATCTGGAATAAGCTCATCAGTGAAGCCACTTGTCCCTATGTCCTCATCATGGACTCAGATGCCTTTATTCCAGTGAAGAAGACTGAACCATGCTGGCTCACTCGCATGATGGAATCTATAGACGAGACTGGAGTAGTGATACCTGTATCTTCCAAAGGCGGTGGCGCTCATCAACATGTGAACGGCCCACTCCCCTACCCTTCTACTGTTATAAATAAGGATGCTTGGTCTGGCTATTGTTTTTTAATTTCAAAAGAAGCATACGAGAAGAACGGTATTTTTAATGAAATGTACTACCGCTACGGCCAAGACAGCGAGTGGGCTATCCGCTGTGGCATTAAGCTTGGCGGAGCCGTGATGCGGAAGGATGTATTTGTCGAGCATATCGGGGGAGCTTCCTTTGACAGTGACCCTGGGAAGGATGAGGATAAGCTTTACGCGCGACAACTCTTCCTGTACCATACACGTAAATATGCCAAAGGGGATATATAAACGATCACCAGAACAACTACAAAAGCTTAGAGAGCTAGGGCTTTCTAATAAGGGTAAAGCTTACCCACGTACTAAAGAATGGGTAGACAAACTATCAGAGTCTCAGTCTGGCCATAAGAATCATCAGTGGAAGGGAGATGACGTAGGATATAAAGGATTGCACGACTGGGTATTTAAAACTTTTGGAAGACCTACTCAATGTGAACTTTGTCTGAAGGATGGCTTGAAAGGTAGGCAAATACACTGGGCAAACCTATCCGGCAAATATAAAAGAGATAGGTCGGACTGGAAGAGGATGTGTGCAAAGTGTCACACATCCTACGATCGAGAGCATAACCTACGTGGCCATAGAAAATCTACTATATAATAAATATCATTATGAACCAGCTTGATTTAAACTTCATCGCACTAGCCAAGGAGCAATATCCTGAAGCCTTTAATGGTGTGAAGGTACTAGAGATAGGCGCACTGGATGTGAATGGGAATGTGCGTGGTCCGTTTGAAAACTGTGAATTCACTGGCATCGACTGGGCGCCGGGCAAGAATGTAGATATTGTGGTCCCTGCTAAAGAGACTACCTTTGAACCTAATACGTTTGATGTGCTACTTTCTTTCAATCACCTCGAGCATGATCCAGACTGGACTGATTCCCTAGGCCACAACTTCGATGCACTGAAGGAAGGGGGACTGATGTTTCTCCGCTGGGCTACTCGAGCATCCGGCGCTCATGGTCCTGAATTTGACCCACACGGCGAGCAAGGCTACTACCCTAAGGATTTGCATGAGGTAGTAGAGTTTCTTGAATCTAAGGGCATCCTGATACTCCACAAGAGCCAGGATCATAATCCGTACATCGGCGTGATGGCTAACGTGATAGCTCGCAAGGTATGAAAATAAATATCGGATGCGGTCGTGACTACCGCAAAGGCTGGTACAACACTGATATCTCTACTGAAGTTAAGTGTGAACAACGCATGGATATCGGATATGAGTGTATTTCTTTGCAAGCTGAAGTAGCTGATGAGGTATATATCTCTGGAGTACTGGAGCAAATTGGTCCCAACGCGCAACTGGTCCACGCTATGAATGAGTGCTGGCGCTTACTAATTCCCGGCGGAAAGCTGGTTATTGTTGTACCTAACGCCAAGTACGCCATCGCTCATCGAGATCCTATGGATATTCGGAAGTTTACCCCTGATACCTTCCGCTACTTCCTACAAGGTACGCAAGAGTACCGAGACTATGGCAGCGTATACGGCTTCCAGCCATGGTCCAGCCTAGATATTCAAGAGAACCAGCGCCACATCCTGACGGTAACAATGATAAAATGAGCGTACACTTTTCATCCAAGACTAACGAGTGGGCTACACCTCAAGACTTATTCGATAAGCTGAATAAGGAGTTTTTGTTTACCCTAGATCCTTGCGCCACTCCAGAAAATGCTAAGTGTGCTAAGTTTTATACCGCTGAGGATGATGGCTTGGTCCAGTCTTGGGATAACGAGCGTGTATTCTGTAACCCACCATACGGCCGACAAATCAAAGAGTGGGTAAAGAAGGCAAGTGAAGCAACGGGGGGGGTTGTCGTTTTATTGATTCCGGCGCGAACCGATACCAGCTACTTCCACGATTATATCTACCGATCTGGCGCTCAGATTCGTTTTATACGTGGGCGCTTAAAGTTTGGCGATGCCAAGAACTCCGCGCCGTTTCCCTCAATGGTGGTTATTTTTAATGGTATATGAAACTAATTATTCGCACCCCATACGTATCCACCAATGCGCTCTACACCACCAGTAGAACCACTGGCAAGCGTATCCTCACTAGCAAAGCTCGAGTATCCAAGGAAGCTATAGCCTGGGAAGCGAAGTCTGAGATGAAAGGCCAGAAGATGTACACTGGTCCTATTCGAGTGGAGCTATATCTATTCTTCCCTACTAAGCAGCGCCGTGACCTCGATAACGTGAAGGCTCTCATCGATGCTATGACCGGCGTATGCTGGAATGATGATTCGCAAATCTACGAGCTAGTCATCCGGAAGTACCACGATAAAGACGATCCTCGAGTGGAGGTAATTATTCAAAGGATATGAAAAAAATACTAGATGCTTGTTGTGGTGGCCGCATGTTTTGGTTTGATAAGAATCAGCCTGATACTTTGTTTGTAGATAATAGGGTAGTAGAACCAATTAAGCTTTCAAATAGGGCTACTTTTAAAGTACGGCCAGATGAGGTGATGGACTTCCGCAACCTAAATCTGCCAGATGAAAGCTTTTATATGGTGGTATTTGACCCACCACACATGGCTCGAGCCGGCGATAAATCTTTCCTAGCCAATAAGTACGGATACCTCAATAAAGAAACGTGGCAAGAGGATCTTCGCAAAGGATTCTCAGAGTGCTGGCGTGTACTGAAGCCAAACGGCACTTTGATATTTAAGTGGAATGAAGCGCATATATCTCTTAAAGAGGTACTTGAGCTTGCGCCGGCGCAACCAATGTTTGGCCAAAGAGGTGGTAGAACGTATAAGACTCACTTCGTAGTATTCATGAAAGTATGAGACCAAACCGAGTAGCAATAGTGGGAGCAGACTGGCCAGACTACGAGAAGTACTGCCCTAACTTCGTGGGTATGCAGCTTGGCCTAGCTGAAATGGGAATCGAACACCAGCTTTTTAGTTGCCGGCCAGTACTCAACGTAGAAGCTCTAATCGCCTACCAGCCGGACTTTATAGTCTATGGGCTAATTGATATGGTGAAGACCCACAAAACACGCCTAGTCATCAGAAATGCGCTTCCTAGCGCTAAGATTGTGATGTGGTACGGAGACTTAAGGAATGAAGAAACTGGCCAGATATTCGCCGACATGAGCGAGATCGATGCGATGTTCGTATCCAATGCAGCTCAGAATGAGTACTACCAGAATAAGTGGAAAGTACCTGAGTGTCACTTCCTACCGCTAGGCTCGCCCTTGTATAGTCCAGTATACAAGAGTAAGTACGACCTAGATTTTATCTTTGTTGGAGCCACAATAACTGGCAAAGGCTTTTTAGATAGAGCGAGAATCATGATAGCGCTCAAGGAGAAGGGACTGAAAGTGATCGATGCGCCGGCTCAGACTAAGCCAAAGCTTCGCGCTACTATCCTTAAGGAGTTACCTAACCTCTACTACAGCGCCAAGATATCCCTCGACTGGTCCCACTTCACTGAGATTCAAGGCTATACCAGTAACCGCTTCTGGATTATCACTGGCTCCGGCGGCTTTGCTCTTACTAAGCGCTGGCCTGGATGTACTGACTTCTACCCGGAAGGAACTCGTGCGTACTTTGATACACCTGAAGAAGCCCTGGAGCTACGAGATTACTACCTCACGCACCCGGAAGAGCGCGAGAAAATCCGCCAGGCTGGTTATGCACACGCTATCCACCACACATACAGCAATCGGTTTGCTACCATGTTTGATATAATTTATGGCAAGGGAACGAAAGACAGACTATCAATCGAAGGGCTACAAGCACCGTGAACATCGCTCTAAAAAGGGTCGGGATTCTGACTTTAAAGAGAAACGGAAACATCGTATACGGAAGAGAGATCAGCAAGAGTATGTAGACAAAATGAAAAGGAAGTTTAATAAATTTAGAATTTAAATATGCGACAATTAGTTATAGGTTTAGGGGAAGTGGGTAGTGCTATTCAGTCCATCCTTCAGTGTGATGGGTATGATGTAAAGAGCGAGCTACCACCTGATAGCCAGTACAACGTCTTGCATATTTGCTATCCCTACTCCGAAGGCTTTGTTGGCTATACCAAGGCGTATATTCAAGAATTCCGCCCTAGCCTAGTCATCGTACATTCAAGCGTACCAGTAGGCACTTGTGATGCTGAAGGCTGGATACACTCTCCGGTCCGTGGCGTACATCCAAATCTTGAGAAGGGAATCAGAACCTTCGTGAAGTACTTTGGTGGTAAAGGATCCTATGAAGCTGCTGAGCCATTTCGCGCTCTTGGTATTATCTGTACTTGTGTGATTAAGGCCAGAAGCACTGAAGCTCTGAAGCTTTGGGATACCACTCAGTACGGCTTAATGATCATGATCCAAAAGGAAATTTATCGATACTGTGAAGCCCAGGGACTAGATCCTGAGATCGTCTACACTGATGCGAATCATACTTACGCTATTGGCTACGAAGCTTTAGGACGCCCGGAAGTAGCACGACCATATCTTAAACACATGCCTGGTCCTATTGGCGGTCATTGTGTTATTCCAAACGCGCACCTTCTATTTCCTACTGAACTCGCTCAAATATTGATTGACTACAACGAGGATCTAAAGAATACGCAGGGCTAGTGTAGACCAAAACAACTGCTTCAGCATATACTTGGGTATATGGTATTCAATGGCGATGCAAACAACATGGACATCTGCACACTGGCAGATTTACCCAATAAATCCAACGATACTTCTTTTCCTTTATGGAAGAAAGCGATGTATGCCAACATGGGAATGAGGGCTATCTTTCGTGAGATCTACCAGATGTATGGTGGCTGGACTCTTCAGGATTCAAATGTATCGGGTGAAGATCAAGTGACTACAAACCTACTTAATACTGGCGCTCGTTTCTATGCTTTTGCTACCGTACAGTGGCTCGCTGGCGTGGAATTTGAAGATGAGAATGGTAATAAAACCCCTCTCAAGCCAATTACATTAGAGCAAATCCGTGAACGTGGCTACGCCGAAGCTGAATTTATGGAGACTCCTGGTACTCCTGAGTACTACCGACCTGTTAAAAATGGCGTGATGATCTATCCAGCCTGGTACACCACTAAGGCAGCGGTTACTAACGGTCTTATTGCTAAAATAGGCGCTCAAGATATCGCTCCTTTCACTCCTTCATCTACCACTACTCAACCTGGCTACGATTCACTAGCTGGCCATGAAGTAGTAGCTGATTTTATGTCTATGAAATTTAGTGACGAAAACGATAGCTCAAACTTCCCTAAGCGTGAGCTAGCTTGGCAACGTGGTGTAGGCGCTATCAAGGCCCACTACAAGCGCAAATTTATGGAACTTAAAACCGCCATTCGCAAAAACCCAGTAGGTAATGGTTACGCTAATCACATGGTTTAAATATGAATCCAGAACAACAAGCACAATTTGCTCAAATGCAACAAACTATCAATGAAATGAATGCTTTTATTAGTAATGTATTTAACTCAGATGGCACGCTAAAGAATCCTCAATTAGTAATTGAAGCCAATGATAGTGTGACTACCCCTGCCGGTACGATTCGTATTCAAACTAATCTTGGTCCACGTAACGTGCTTGTAGCAGCATAATAATTATGTTTATACCTCAGAAAGAAAATAAGCGATACAGTGTCAATCTTGCGACTGACCTTTTTGGTAATATCTCTCAGGCGCGTAACCTAGATTTTAATCGCCCAGGCTATCTTTCTTTGGCTCGTAAACCATACGCACTCTATAGCGAGACTGAAGATGTTGACTTTGAAACGCCATTAGCTATTTTGAGTGACGATGATTTTTACTATGTAGTGACCTCTGAGGACACATTTTCGATAGATTTGTCAACCTCTGATATTACAGTATCTAAACTTGTTACTGGCACACCACCTACAAATAGTTTTCAATCTGATGGTACATTCTTTAATGGAGAACTACACGTATCTGGTACGACTACTGTAAACAGCTTGGCTGCTGGCACTTGGGCATCTGACATCACTGGACTCTCAAGCTCATATCCCCACCCACTTTGTGTCTCTGAACACCAGCAATATCTAGCGGTAGGAAATGGTAATACAGTCCGTCTATACAGTACTGCCTATGCTTTAATTACTACTCTCACAATCCCATCAGATCATGTAGTTACCTGGATTCGCTGGCGAGCTAACCTTCTTTGGATCGGCACACGTAATATCCAAGGGGGAGATGGTAAGGTATTTCTCTGGAATGGATCTGGTACGGCGGCTCAAGCTGGCTATGGAGTAGGTGGCGAATGGGCTTTCTCGGGCTGTGTATACGAAGTGGAGAGTACTATTGTGGTAGTTAGCTCATCTGGCCAGCTACTTAAGTTTGGTGGATCTGGCTTTATTCCTATGCGTGATGATGCTGGAAATGAGATGAGCTTTCCAGTGTACTATTTGGGTGTACCTTGGGGATCTAGCTCGGTTACCTCAAACCTTCTCGGGAAAGTAGCAAGTCGTGGCATGGAAGCTAAAGGCCGCCGTATCTACCTTAACGTTGATAGCACTATTGATTTTACTAATGGTGGAACACCTGAGTATCTTCCGACTTTCCCTGGCGGTTTATGGATCTTTGATCCTAAAGTAGGACTTTATCATCGCGCTGGTAACGACCATAAAAAATACTCAGATGTAACTTTTAGTAGTCTAGCCAGTGACGTGCTCACGATGTCAACAGCTCAGGTGTATGAAACCGGAGATCCAGTACAAATTACAGCGGTAGGATTATTAACTGGAGATATTGACACTATTATCTATTACGCAATTAAAGTAAGTAGTACTCAAATTAAGCTTGCTTTGACACCTCAACAAGCTCTAGCCGGGCAAAACATTACTATTACAGGATCAATTCTTTCAGCCAAAATGGTAATGAATACCTATCAATCTGTAGGGGCTCATAAAACTGTAAGGACTGGAGGAGTTTGTGTAGTCAAAGCCGCTGGTATACCACGCTTTTCTGGAATAGAAGTGATGTATGCGTCTGAAGTTCGTCTACCAACTGACACAGTTATTGGAGTGGTGATGTCACTTGGCATGGGTAAAAACGTGGGTAGTTTTGTTACTTCGAGGATTCAGGCTAGCGCTATCAAGGATACCTTTTCTCAATTTGTTTCTAAGTTTGGAGATTTAAATATCCCCACACGTAAAATCATTGTTAAATACCGAACTAAGAAACGCTGGGGACTTCCTGGTAGGCGTGACATGAGGGGTGGTCGCGGTACTTGGGTGACTTCCACAACTTTTACAGTCAATCCTAAGACCTATGACGTATATTCGGTCCAAACAGGTGATGAAGTTGAATTTTTAAATGGTGGAGCTTCGGGTTACACAGCTCATATTACAAACATTGCTGTAGATAGTGCTACGCAATGGACTTTCACTATTGATGAAGCTATGCCTGACGTGACCGCTGCCGATACTTCTAAAATTCTTTTCCAGAACTGGACTAAATTTCTAGTTATCTCAAGTAGTGAAGATGCAATTGCAGCCGCTGAAGGCATTAAGAAAGCTGCTTTGGATGGGGAAGATGACGATGCTAAAAATAAAGCTAAGTGGATTGAACTTAAATTTGAACTACGTGGCTACACTGATATCGAAGAGACTATGGACTTCGAAGAAGTTATGCTCGGCAATACACCTGACCAAAATTACAGTTAGGGTTAATATCTTTCTATGGCAGAACAACTATACACAGTCAAACCAGGAGACACGCTATCTAAGGTGGCTTCACAATATGGCGTAAACGTAAGCGATATCACAGGATACGCTTCCGGAGATCCTAACAAAATTGGCGTAGGTGAAAACCTGAAAGTGATGACACGTGACATCCCTCCAGTTAATACTGTAGCCGCTACTGACCTTGGCCAAAAGCCTTTAGTCACTCCACCAGTCACTCCAACTACCGGCTACGCTGGCCTTATTGCGAGTACCAATGCGGCAATCACCAACCTCCAGCCTGATGTAGATAAAGGAAAGGCTGATATCAAATCTAAATACGACCGACTTGGCGCTCTTCCTGGAGAGAAAGCTGATGCGTACAAGGATGAGAAGGTGTACGAAAAGCAGGGAATCTATAACAAGATGGTTAATACTATCAATCAAAAAGAGCTTGGCTATAACACTCGTATTGATAAAATCCGTAACGAAAATCCAACCGGCCAACTGACTGAAGGCCAGACTATTGCTATAGATAAACTTTCAAAGGACTGGGCGATTGAAAAGGCTGCTCTTAGTATTTCTGCCGCCTTTGCTAAGGATGACTACACTCTAGCTAAAACTATCGTGGATGACCGTATCGCTGCTGAAACTGAGGGGCTGCAAAACGAGCTTGAGGGCTTAAAGTACTTCTATAGTGAAAACGCTGGCAACTTATCTGACGAAAAGAAGAACCTACTCCAATACCAAATCAAAACCATCGAGGATGAGAAGGCTGAGAAGGAACGTGTCCTCACTGAAATCGGCGCTATTCAACTTGCGGCCGCTGAGAATGGCGCTCCGGCTGATGTCGTTATGGCCATCGGTAAAGCTACTGACCTTACCAGTGCAATCACTGGCGCTGGATCCTGGATCGACCAGACTATCGACCGTGATGGAAGTGGTAGTGGCTCTAGTACTATCGACCTTGCTCCGGAAGACGAACGTACTCTAGTAGGCGCTGGTTACTCTACTCAAGATATTAAAGATATCAAAAAAGCCGTAGCTCAATTTGGTTTCCAAGCGGTCCTCGATGCTGAGACTGATCCAAAGAAGCAAGCTGCTATCCGAAAGGTATATGGTGTGGAAGAACCTGAGCGTATTAAGCGTGCTGATATTGAAGCTGTAAAGCAATCTGATGCGGTTAAATGGCTAGAAGATAACTACGATGAAGAAGAACTGATACAACTCGCTCGAGATAAAGGTTTTGCTAGATGGTATAGAGGTGGTAGTGGAGAAAAAAAGCAATTCCTAAAATCCGAAGCAGCTCGAAAGGTATACATCGAAGCTATGGTGAAGAAGGCTACAGATGCAGGGTGGATAGTCGAATAATAAAACCATGGGTACTCTCTACGATACAATCAGACAAAAACAAGAAGCAGCAAAGCGAGTACCCCCAATCTCGCCTATTGTTGGTGGCAAATATACTCCCCTTTCAATACAGGCCCTACAAGCGCCCAGAATCTCCCAGGCTCAAGCTAATGCTGAAAAGTTAAGTAGTGACATGAGTCGCGGTGTATCACTCACCCAAGGCACTCCAGACCCTATTCAAGCGCGAAGACAGTCTCTCAGTGGTATTCCAGTCATCGGTAAATTCCTCACTGGTACTGGTCCGCAAGGTCCATCCAATAGCCTATACGAGCCAGGATCACTCCCTCAGTCTCTAGTCGAGAAGGGTATTGTCGGCTTTTTGCTTGAGGGTTTTCAGAAGAAGGTAGCGCCTACACGCGCTGAGGTAGGTGAACAAATCTTCACACGCTACGATAAGCTGGCTGATGTAGAACCAGACGAAGGCCGCCGGCTCGAGCTGGCTATTCAGGATGTGATATCACAGTCACCCGGCCAAACTAAGAACATCACTGATCTAAAAGAGCCTGGTATCAACCTCTCAGAAAAAGAGAAGGATGCTTTGTTTTGGACTAACGTACTCGAGGATACTTTTGCGGTACTAGATGCGCCGGTATTTGTAGGTAGTACCAAAATCCCTAAGAACGCCCTCCTTGAATTTTTAAAGAAGACTGACAACATAGATGATATTGTCCCTCGACTACGCATGATTGGCGTAGGGGAAGATGTAGCCAATGAGGTAGCACCTAAGATAGCCAAGAGTACCAATGAAATTCAAATTGCACGCTTACTCGAGGATGCTAAGAAGGCTGTACCAGAATCAACTAAGCCTTCCCTCTTTGCTCGTATCCAAGAAAAGGTAGCCACTAAGCTCACTCCTGGAAAGACCAATCGTTTTGAAGAGGTAGCAACGGCATCGAAGGCAGTAGATGAAACCCCTAAGACAGTGGTGAAGAGGACTGACGAAGTAACTGAAGGCGCAAGCGAACGCTTTTTCCGGTCGGTACAGGGTGGTAGTAAGTTTGATGAACTGGCCGCTGATGATGTGGTCCCAGCTTTTATACGTGAAGACCTAGATACCTACGTGGCTAAGCAAGGTGATGAGTACGTGGTGATTGAAGGGAAGACAGGACAGCAACTAGGCGAGCCGGGTAAAAATGTAGCGCAAGCGGTCCAGCGTGCTAAGGAAGAGGTGGAAGCGATGGGGAATGAGCGCCTAACTCAATTCCTCACTAGCTCTCCGTTATCACCACGTTATACACAAGTAGTAGAAAAAGCACCAGTAATAAAGCCTAAACTGCCAATCCGTAATCTACCAAAGGGGATAATCACAGCCGACCAGCTTCGATTGACTGATAAAGCTGCTGCTAGAAGGCTTGCAAAGCTTGAGCGCATGGCTGAGACTGCTCCGACTGTTGATAAATTTGTGGATAATTCTGGTATCACTCGAGAATCCATGGAAGCCACTGTGAAAAAGCAGGGGTATAAAGATGTGGATGAATTCTATCGAGTAAATAAGGCTGAGCCAATGGGTAAAACCGAGATGGCTTCACGCGCTAAGGGTGGTGAACCGGATGAAAGAGTTGTACCAAATGAAGAGCAATCCTACTCTTTAATGGCTGAGCAATACGAAGGCGATTCTTTCGTGATGAATATCAAGAAAGAAGAAGCCGAAAACGTGGCCGATAACCTCCGCGCTGTCTTCGCTGACCTTAAAGGAATCGACCTCAAGGATCCAAAGCTTAAGTTTACGGAACAAGACCTAGAGCAAACCCAGCTTCAGTATGAATTCATCATGGATGCGCTGATGGATGATCCAGCTCGCTCTCTAGTGAAGTACGTATCTAAAACCACTGGCCGCCTACCTGAAGTGACTGGTAAAAATACCATGATGGATCTTAGAGCCGGCAAGAAGGAGGTCCGCAATAGTGAGTTTGGAAGGCGCGGTGATGAGATACTTCAGGAAATCTTTGGCTACGAGCGCCAGATGACCAGCTCAGAAGCTCAAGAGTTAGTAGACTCATACATCAAACGCCGAAACGATGCTCGAGAAATCTTTGAAAACCTTAAGCAAATCCGCAATAGTATCCGCCTATCAAAGCAGATGGATACCTTCGTGGGAGTGAATCAAAAGAAGCTAGCTACCGAACTTCAGAAGAACCGTACTGCCCTATCTAAACTAGTCGAAGCTGCTGAACGTGCTGGCTTTAAAAAGGGAATCGAGAAGGGCAACCGCCAGTATGAAATCTTAGTAGAGAAGCTTCGCTCTCGCCGCAACACTCTAGGCGGAATCAAGTGGCGCTACAGTCTCTCTGATGCTGAGATGCGTAAGGCTCAAGACTTTGCTCGCAAAGAGATGAATGACCTCGCTATCCCAGATGACCCACGCTTTATGACTAAGGCGGAATTCACTGAATACACCACCAAGATGGAAGAGTACGCCGCTGATGCTGAAGCTCGCCGAGTGGAGCGCGGTATCGTAAAGACCATCATCGAGCAAAAGGATCTAAAGAATACTGAGAACCTTCGTGAAGTGATGGGCTTACCTACCCTCTCTGAGATGAGTCTTGAACAGCTTGGCCGGTATGAGAAGGTCCTCAATACCTTCCGCGATGGTGATGAATTCCTATCAAAGCGTACCCTCGAGGTAATCGATCGTACTGCCCTGAAGGGCGCTCGCACTGTCCGCCAAACCCAAGAGTATCTAGCGCAAGAAATTAAGCGCGTGCTTGGTCGTGACGTAGCGCCTGAAAAGCTACAGAACCTCACGGCTGGCGCAAGTGACTATTTGCGATGGGATACCTCTCTCGCTGAATCTAAGCCCTTCTACGGCTTCCTAGTGAACCGAGCGCAGAAGCACATCATGGAAGGGGAATCGAACTTCCTCCGGATCCAGGAGCGTATCTTTGATATGGCTGAGAAGGCTAAGAAGTCTCGAGTGAAAGCCAATACCGCCAAGATTAAATCACTAAAGGCCGAGCTACGTACTACCACTGATCCTGACACTCGAAAGATGCTGAAGAAGCGTATGAAAACGCTTGGCTGGCGTGCCAATCTGAAGCAGACAGTGGTCCCTACCTATACTCGAATCATCAAATACCTCGAAGCACGTGGCGATGAGAAGGAAATGTTTTTCAAAACCCTCACCAAAGAGGAACAGGAGTACGCAAAATTCATCCGCAACTACTACAACTCTGCCTACAACTACCTATCCTATATCAATGAGCTTCACGGAAGCCGTTATATTGATGCCTACTTTACCCATGTTCGCAAAGGATTCCTTGAGAAGTGGAGTGATGACGGCTTTGTGGCAGCTATCAAAAACATGTGGGATGCTCAGAAGGAAGATATGGCCATCGCCAACATCATCGACTCTGACACTGGCAAGATTCTCCCTAAATCTAAATTTTTCCAATACACCCTCGAACGTACCGGCGTAGGGGAGACTTCACAGAACCTCACTCAAGTCTTCCTTCAGTATGCCAAGCTACTCGAGCGCAAGAAAATGCTCGATAAGATGGTCCCTGAGCTGGATATCTACACCTCTTCACTAACACCAAAAGACCTCACAGCACGTGGCTTGGAGATGGATCGTACTATGAAGGAGTTTGTTAATAACTACCTGAACAATAAGCGCGGCCGCAAATTCAACTATGGCGGAATCATTAAGCAAAATGGTCCGGCTGATATCTTGCTCCGTACTGGTAACACCCTAGTATCTTTCATGGACTTGGGACTCAACTTCCTCGCTGGTAGTGCTTCGCTGGTGGGTGAACAGGTCTCAAACTTCGTAGCTCTCGGCAACCGTGGCACGCTACGTGGCTTTAAACGCCGACTCTGGGACACTGGCATGAAGCGCCTTGTAGATCCTAAGGCATCACAAATCCTCAAAGAAGCTGAGCCATTTATCGGTCGCAACATCTGGACAGAAATTGCCGAAGTCGACAAGCCTATCTTTGATAAGGCGATGCAAGTGATGTTTGGTCTCTTCAGTCAATCGAGTGTGGAAGCCAGCAAGATCTACCTCCTAGGCTCACTGACTGATGCTGAACTCAAGGCTGGAAAGATAAGCGCTCAGCGTATGGCTGACCTTCGTATTGAAGCCGGTCGCTGGCGTGAAATGGGTAGTATGGCCAAGTCAATCGTAGGCTCTACCTCTACCGGCGCAGCATGGACTAAGTACAAGAGCTGGGCTATTCCAATCATGCGTACTACTGCCAAGAACGTCACTGACCTCGCATCGATGCTGAAGAAAGGGGAATATAAAAAGGCCCTAACCTCAAAGCAAACTATTGAACTCATGCGCGAAATCGAAGTGACTACTGCTGCCTTGGTCCTTGGAAGTGTACTGGTCGCTGAAGAAGATGATGATTCACCAATCGCCAAGCTTCGTAACCGAATCAAACAGGAAACTCTTACTATCCTTGGTGGTGTAGATCCTACTGTCTTCCTCGCGACTCCGCGGCTATACTCATACCTCCAACAGCTAGCTGGAAACCTCAAGCAACTGGCGCTACTTGAAGAGTATAAGACTGACTCAAAATACGGCGATGAGGGAGATCTGAAGGGACTCGGGGGACTAAGGCAGCAATTCACTCCTGGATTCATCCGCCAATTCCTACCAAATAAAAGTAGCTCATCCTCAAGCGAACCTTCATCTACTGGCAATTCAAAGCTAGACTCCCTTAATAAACTCGAGAAGCTACAATCCTTAGAGAAGCTGGATAAACTCGACCAATTAAACAAGCTCGAGAAGCTGGATAAGCTAGATTCACTGTAGTCCGCTGACCAATTAGAAACCCTGTGACATACTTACATCATGGCAACTGACACATCAAAAGAAAAGCGCTACGAGGATTTAGTGAACGCCGTGGCTGGCGGTGAGCTTAAGATGGTGAAATTCCTATGGAATCTCGTATCGGAAATTGATGCGCTCGTACAGCAAACCCCTCAAGCGCAGATAGAAAAACGGCTGAAGGATGTTGATGCACTACTCAAAAAGCTGAAGGATAACCCACCAAAAGACGGCGTTACCCCTACAACCTCACAACTCTTGGCGCTTATCACGCCTTTAATCCCGAAACCTATACCGGGGAAGCCTGGAAAGACACCATCTAAGCAAGAACTCCAAGACCTGATAGAGAGTCTTATTCCTGAACCTATCCCTGGAGAACCTGGCAAGCCTGGAAAAAGTATTCAAGGTAAGCCTGGCCGTATGCCGAAGCATGAATGGAATGGAACGCGCATCCGCTTTGAAACTGCTCCCGGAGAGTGGGGAGAGTTTGTAAACCTACAAGGCGCACCAATGGAACCTATTGAATACAAGCCTGGCTTCGGAGCATCGATGCCATCAGTCACTGTGGTCCAAGGTAACACTCGCTTTGAAGGCGTGACTAAGATTGTGCTTGGCGATAACCTCACAGCTACTCGCACACCAAACGGCGTGGTTATTTCTGGTGAAAACGGAGGTGGAAGTGGTGGCGCCGGGCTGGACTTCGAGACACCTACTGGCACTATCGATGATAGTAACGTGACCTTTGATGTACTCAATACCCCTCTCTATCTGGTAGTGAACGGAGCGCAGTACTTTGAAGGCGTACACTATACACTAGTTGGACTGACCATCACTCTCGATAATCCTATTGGTACTGGCGGATTCATCCGTAGTGCCTTCGGTACTGGCATCAGTATTGAAACTCCAACCGGCACAGTGGATGATTCAAACGTAGACTTCACTGTCTCTAACGAACCTAAGTACATTGTGGTAAACGGCGCTCAATACTTCTCCGGCGCTGGATATACCTACCTCGCTGGCACTATCACCTTAGATAACCCAGTCGGTACAGGTGGCTTTATTAGGAGTGTGTATTAAAATATCAATATGAAAAATCTATTTAAAACAATCAGTGTCTTGGTCCTCATGGCTATCGTAGCGCCAGTAGTGGCCTATGCTCAGCTTACGGTCCCTCAAGGCGGTACTGGCCAGACTTCTTTTACGGCTGGCTATATTCCCTATGGTGGCTCGAGTAGCCTTCGCTTAGATAGGGAAGCTGCTTTCTTCTACACACCTAGCCTTAACCGCCTGACGGTAGAAAATGCTTCCACTACCATCCTGACTGCTGATCAAATCTGTTTTAACGCAGATAACTGCCGAACTACTTGGCCTACTTCTGGCGGTGGCGGCGGATCTATTTCAACTTCCACTACTCCTACCCCCGGAAACCTAGCCTACTGGACTAGCGCTAGTGCGCTTGGAAGTATTGCCACTGGTACTCTCACTGAGTCTGCAACTGGCTTGGAGTTTAATGCTACTCGAGGACTTGTAGGTGGCGCAGCTATCTTGTCTCTCACCTCTGGATATTCAATTCCCCTTACTGCTTCCACCACTGAATGGGCGGCTGCCTACGCTTCTACCACAGCACTGACACCAGGCTACATCCGGGGACTGTTTTCAAATACCGTAACTGGTTTGACGTATAGCAACTCAACTGGTATCACATCCCTTACTGCCGGCTATAATATCCCTCTCTCAGCATCTACAACTGAGTGGTCTGGCTTCTATAACACCCCTAGCACACGAATCACGGCTGGAAATGGACTATCTTGGAGTGGTAATACATTAACCGCTACCAGTACTCACGCCGCTGTCACTCTTTCTGGCGCACTAGACTACATCACCTTAGTAGGCCAAGACATAGTACGTGGCGCTATCGACCTTGCTACTGATATCACAGGCGTACTTGGTATAGCTGCTGGTGGCCTTGGCGCTGCTTTCACTGACCCTAACGCTGACCAACTAATGTTTTGGGATGATAGTGCCGCTAAAATCACTGGTATTGCCACACTCGCCGGCGCTGCTATCTCTGGCACTACTCTAACTATTAACGATGTCACATGTACAGACTGTCTAACCTCTACTGAAATCGCTGATGAATATCTACTTAATACCGGAGATGTAGGAACAGGAGTCTATGACTTTGGTGGCGCCACGGCTTTTGAAATTGTTAACGGCTCAAACCCAACCGTTGATACTCTCGGTGAAATTGCACTCGATACTACAGGCAACCAGCTTATAGTAGCGACTAGCAGTACTGCCGCAGCAATTCCGGTTACAGACGTAAAGATCTGGTCCGTTACTATAGCTTCCACTTCCCCACGCTTCCTAGATCTAGGTTTATACCCAATTCCAACCAACATAGATGGCTATACAATCACTCGTATTCAGTGCCATGTGACCTCAGGAACCTCAAAAGTCATCGCTGTAGAGGATGCATCAGGTAACAGCTCTGAAGACATCACCTGTGCCACTACAAACACAACTGACGATGGATCTATTACTAACCCAACCTATACCGCTTCTGAGCTTTCATACATAGACTTCGGAGCTACTACCGGAGCGGTTGACTATGTTAGTATTAGTGTGTTCGGTAATTGGACAAGAGAGTAGTTTATAAATTAAAGAAATCAACATGTTAACCCTTCTATCTATTGTAGTACTATCAGTAATTATGACCATTTTAGCTTTAATCTACCTTACTCGTCTCTTTGTAAGACTAGCTAAAGATGCGTTCAATAAGCCTTATGAGAGATAAAACTCTTTTAAAAACTGCTGCTGGTTTAGGGATAGCTGGTTTAATTATCGCTATCTTTATTGGTACAACTGACCCTGAGACTAAGATTCCTAACCCGATTACTGTAGATGGTGAAACTATTGAGTTTACCTATACAGACGATAATATTGATGAGGACTTAATCATCTTCACTGATGAACAAACTTATACTGCTGGCCTATCTCACGCCCTTGTCTATGTGGCCGTAGTTAACAATAGTGGGGAAGAGCAAGACGTTGAATTGCTAGGTTATTTCCGAGACGACAAACAACATATCTCAGACGTTAAGGTTTTAACTGAAGTAACAGAAGAAAAGACAGATTTAATTTCTTCAGAAGTTTGTCGTGATGTTGAAGTGGTAGGATCATCCACAAAGAAAACAACTATAGAGCGAGTATGCAAGCTAGAAGTAACCGGAGAAGCTACTAGTACAGTCACTAATCTAAGATGGAGTCCACTGTCTATTGTAGAGCGTACCACCTCTGAAAAAACTAAAGAGGTGGTTAAGGATCGTAAGCCTGTGGTATTAACTGACAAACAGTTTGCGGCCACAAAGAAATCAGAAGGATATTCAGTGCCAGTCGATGGCGTTATTTATTATCGGGTAATGGTTGAGTTTTCACCACGTACGGCTGACGGCTTCTTCTTTGAAGCTATCGGAAGTGCTGGTGGTTATGGTCATCTTTTCTAATATGAAATACATCTTTATAGCTTTGTTTCTACTCTTAACTCCACTATCGGCTTCGGCTGTTTGGTTTAATAGTAGTTGGGATTATAAAGTAAAACTTGAAGTAGTACCGGCTCGAGTTGGTAGTAGTACCGCCGTCACTAACTTCCCGGTTTATGTCGATCTAAGTCACCTTCCGGCTGGTTTTCATACCAACGTGAAAGGAGATGGCTGTGATATTCGTGTAGTGAAAAGTGATGACACCACTGAAACTCCATTTGAATTGGTGGTCTATGCCACTAGTACTGATACTGGTGAACTATATTTCAAAGCCGATACTCTTGCCACATCAACTGCTTCCAGTACTTACTATATTTATTACGGTAATAGCGGCGCTTCTTGTTATGCCGTCTCTGATCCTTATGGAAGGAATAACGTTTGGACATCTTATAAAGCTGTCTACCACTTCCAGCACACTAGTGGCAGCACAACTGACTCCACTGGTAATAGTTACACTCTAACAAACACTGGCTCTGTAGCTTACAGTACTACTACTGGCTTGTTTCAAACAAACATAACTCCCCCATCTGGAACAAATAAGTTTATGGGTAGAACTGACAACGTAGGTACTACTCCAACTGGCGCCTGGTCCGTATCAATGTGGCTCAAATTGCCAAGTGAGACATCCGTAGACCGAGAGTTGTTTCAAAACTATATTGTCGGTGCTGGTGGAGCTATCTACCGTGGTCTTTATGAATACAACAGTGGTACTAGACGTATTCGATTCTTTCGTATTGGTAGTGGCGCCACGTTCCTAGACATAACCGGCAACATCGCTGACAACACTCTTAAGAATATTGTTTATACATACAACGGAACTAACCAAGCGCTATACCTAAATAATAATACTGGCGTTACTGGTGCAAACACTGGTACAGCTAGTGTTGGATCCGCTGAATTTAATATCGGTGGAGGTATCACAAACACTTCGGTTAACGGTCCAATGGATGAAGTCCGAGTTGCCACTACTACACTAACCTCAGCTTGGCGAACTACTGAATATAACAACATGTCTTCACCTTCCACTTTTTATTGGGTAGGCGCACAAGAAGCCGAGCCAGCCGGTGGATCAAGTCCAGTGGATGATTCCGCTTTCTTTAATTAACACCAAAAGCAAGACCAGAATTATGTCTATTGTTATACTAAGGTGTAACTTTAAATTGTAATTTCTATGGAAACATCCATACTTTCGATCATACCTAATTTATCAATCGGTGTGATATCAATCCTTGGGTTGATATACGTGGTCTTAAAATTCCTAGATGCCCTGGATAAACGAGCAGTACAGCACGCCGAATCAATGAAGGAACGCGAAATGGCTCTCCGGCAAGTGGAGAAGGATGTGCGTGACTCACTCTACCGTCATATCTCTGAATCCACTTTCGCCCTGCAAGAGAATACCAAGGTATTGGCTCGGGTTATTAACCACCTAGACACTAAAAACTAATTATTATGGAAACTAGAATCTATGCCACTGGAGCCGAACCATCATCTATCGATCTTCGTGACTTTACGTATAAGCCTGACAAAGCCACGCTAGCAGCGCCACAAAAGGGAGGTGAGCGCTACTTACCAGAAGATATCGAAGATCAGAGCCGTGTTGGTATCTGTACCGCTATATCTCTCACCATGAACGCTCGTAAGGCTCTAGGAAAGAAATTTAGTGCGGACTTTCAATACCTACTTCAAAAGAAGTACTACGATAAGAACTGGAATGAAGGATCAAGCGCTCGGTCTGCCCTACATATGGCGTATACTTATGGCTTGCTACCAGAAGAAGAGTGGAAGCACACTACCCAGGATGACCGAAAACTATCTTATTCTAAGTACATCGCTAAAATAAAAACTATCCCTGAAGCTGAAATTGCTCGGCTTATTGCTATCGCTGCCCGACATAAGTATCTTTCCGGATATGCTGCGGTCCCAGTAGATCGAGATAAGCTGTTCAGCGCCATTGATGAAAGCCAAGCTGGACTCATTGTGCGGTATAGCGTAGGTCGTGAATGGTACACCGCACCAATAGAACCGCTTAGGAAGCCCATTTCTGTCATTTCCGGCCACTTAATCACCATGAGTAACTATGATGGCATGTCGTACCGTTTAGCGAACTCCTGGGGCGATGACTGGGCTGATAAGGGTACTGCCTACAGTAACCTCACAACCTATCAGCCAACTGAAGCTTGGATCCCCTACTACGCAACTTTGCCACCAGCTATCGAAGACCAAAAGAATGAGCTTGAGTCACTATATGGCCAAATCGTAGCATTACTCCAGAAGATGGTGTCCCTATTGAACCTGAAGAAGTAGTCTGATAACTTCCAGACCAAAATATCACTTTGCGCTAGAATTTAATGGAGCTTACTAGCTTCAATAAATTCCTATGATATTAAATTTTTTACGATGGCTGATTCTGTCTTCAGCAAACGCAAACAAGTACTCTTTAATGGTAAAGGGTTTTCTTCTTGCTCTTATTCCTACCATCATTACTGTTGCCGGTCTTACTAACATTCACATCCCTAACCAAGAGACTTTAACTCTATTGGTAGAAGGTATCGCCACCGCTATTCAACTTGGTCTAGGTATAGTTGCCAGTGTAGTCGCTTTCATTGGCGCTGTACGTAAGATTGTTTCTACCTTTAAGGGCGAAAACGATGTGCTGAATTCTATTGATCGAGGTGAGTTTAACTAACTCATAGCACCGGACTACTTTCCGGTAAATATGCCAACATTCGTAAATGTCATCATCGCCACTACGATTTCTTTTCTTTCCTTGCCAGTAGTAGGTGACAACATACCCGAGCCACTTCCTATCGTAGCGCAAACAATAACCCAAGCGCTACCCATAGAAGAAGAGAAGCCACTACCAGCCACTGAGCCGGTAGTGAAGGAAAGTGCTTGCAACTGCTACAACATTCTCAAGGATAACTTCGCTTCAGTACCAGCCATGAGTACGCTTTTAGCTATGGCAACTTCTACTGGTAACGTGGCCATCATGCTATATCCAGCGACTCCAGACTTCCCAAATGGTATGCCACACGTGGCCATTGTCCGGTCGGTACTACCAGATGGATCGTATGAAATTGAAGAGTACAACTACAAGCGCTGCACCCATGACACCCGTGTCATACCCCACGACTACCATCGCTTAGTAGGCTTCACTACCCTCGAGTCATAGAGTCCCCTTCCCTGCTCCTATGGATATCAAAAAACCACTCGCAAGAGTGGTTTTTGTTTGACTGAGTGATAGTCGATAGGGTAGGGGAGTGGTATAAAGCCTTATTTATAGCCATATCTTTACGTGACTGGGATTGTTTGATTTTACGCGATACATAGTGCCGGGGGAGTGGTCTACTCTCCAAAAGCTCTACAATTACTCTACAATTACTCTCCAAATCTCGGCTAGACGATACCCAACCTTCCCCTAGAATTCAGTATCTCAACCATCAAATCTTCCCTAGCTACTTCCCTCATATGATTCTGCTCAATCACCTCATCCAAATGCTTCTTGTGGGCCACAACTATACCCTGCTCCTGGAGTAAATACGATGCCAACACCATCACTAATTCCTCACGCTTCATTTTCCGCATAGTGCGCCGCATTTCAAACTCACTCATATCTATATTTAGTAACTAACAACTTTCCATCCTCTACTGATATCACTGTATAGATACCCGGTGTAGTCATGAGGATATCCAGTGTTATAAGATAACTTCCTAAATCTAATATAGGCACCAATTCTATCTACTACGGTACGCTTCCTTTTTCCAGCAGATATAACAACGGAACCTTTTTTAAGCTTATCAAACTGCTTCCTAGTCATTGTCTTTCCTTTAAGGTTAGTTTGAACCGGCAACTTTCTTTTACAATGAGGGCAGCGCATACTATTCCGCACCTCTTAAACTCATAAACATCTCTTCAGTAAGCTCCGCATTAAACTCAAACTGATCATGGCAGCACTGGCACGCAACTACCCACTGTTTAGGATCTGCTAGCAATATCGCATCTCCCTTGTACCAAGCTCGCTTATGACGGTGAGCCGGCGCGACTGGCCAAGTTTTGGTACATCCCTCCAGATTCAACTCACAGACCTTCATATCCATCACCTTGGCGTAGTCTGCAATCAATCCTCTGGCGGTTTTATTAGCTCTACCGACCTTTCCTACTTTGTTTATCCTTTTCTTCGCCTTGAGCTGTTTATGGCTCTTGAGCGTGGTCCTAGTAGTAAGTCCCTTCTTTCTTTGAATACCATAGACACTACCCCATGGCTTTCGCTTATTTTTGAAACTAGAGTTTTGCATGAGGATTTTTCTTAGGTCGACCGCCCTTCTTTCCATTGATACGCGCTGCTTCTTCCTTCGCCTTGGTCCTTTTACTGCCACCTAGCTTTCCTAGAGCTACTGCATGAGGATTCTTATTGTTGGATTCTGAAGCCATAATTTTTTCTTAACTCAGTAAATACTTCGTACATCTCTTCATCACTGGCAGCCTTAAACTTAGCGCTATTGGCCGCAAACTCCCTGACTCCTTCCCAGGTGTAGATCTTCCTATCTGCACATGCCAGATAGAGATCTATACAAACTGACGATTGAACCATAACTCATTACTTAACTTATAACTCCTTAAGTATATACTAAGCGCTTCGGTTATGCAACTAGAAAACACACACGATGGGGATATCGCTATCGAAGCCCACGTGGTAAACTTTTGGAATGGGAAAAAAGGTTGAAAACGAAGACTATGCTAAACCACTCTTCACAAGAATATACAGAAGGCATCGCGTGATGTTGGATGAACTCGTAGCCAGCTTCCCTCTCATCAGCTTTAAATATCCAAAGAAAGACGGTCCCACTGAGAGAAGCATCACTGATACTGAAGTGGTCCAGATAGCTATTGAGGATTTACACCAGAAGCGCGTGATAGCAAATGACACCAAATGATAACTAAAATGACCAGAGACACCTACACAACTGAGAGATTTCACCCTATAACCGGCGAGAAAGTCGAGTGCCGGGTATTTCTCAACTACTACGGAGTAGGGAAGGATGGCTTTAAATTCAAGGGAGACCAGATTCTATACAGTGCTGAAGAGCTGGAAGCTTTATTCCCATCAAAAGATGGGTAGCTTATATAAGTAATTTTAACGAAAATCATATGGAACCAACAAGAGAAATGACTTATGGGGAGAAGGCTGTAGGACTTACCTTCAATCCAGGTGGTAGCGAAGAAGTAAATGATATCAAGCGCCAATGTGCTGATTTGATTGATAACCTTAATAATCTACGCGAAGCTGCTGGTCCAGGAGAAAAAGGCCGTATGCTTTCAGTAGCAATTACAGAGATTCAAACTGCTCAAATGTGGGCGGTAAAAGCTGTAACTTGGCAGTTCTAGTGATAGAATAGGGGTATATGGATGGTCGGCATCCTCGTTCTTTTGCGCAAAAGTATTACCTCCAAAAACTCATTACATAACAGAGTAAAAGGCCATATCTTACGATATGGCCTTTGCTCTTAACCCTGAGCAGGGAGATATGGATCACCTCCTTTCAGCAGACCGACCTTGCGGCCTGAATCATGTGAGAATCTTCCAGTGGCAAAGCCATCTGGTCCTCGCACTGGCGTGCTTCCTTAACCTGGGCGTAACAGCCACAGTGATAGAAGTGATGTTGGTGAGAGCTGGTATACACTGGCTCCGCACGCATCGCTTCCCCGACATCAATCGCTTCATGACATTTTCGGCAGAGCATCATGTTTCTCCTTTATGAACAGACCCTGTATAAGTATGGGGACAAAGTGTGAATTGGTCGTTAGTATCTATGTGCAAAGGTTTAGTACAACATGTGGAAAAACTGTGCATAACTTTCCCACTTTTACTAAAGCGCTGGCTATCCCCAGATATACGCAAAAATATCCACACGTTATCCACGTTTCCTACTAAGCCGAAGAGATTGCTAAACCATTACAGAATTCACTCCATCCCCATATCCCCAGTGCTAGTAGTAATAATAGGATTTTAAAAATTTAATAATGATAGAGCTATCCCCATGGTGTATGATAGAGCTATCCCGTGGTGGGAGATGAGGTAATATTAAACTTAAATTTATGACACAAATATTTAAAGTACTAAAAGATTTTGAGCTTGATGGTGAAGCGGTCCGTAGTGGCCAAGAAGTGGTTTGTCGCGCTCGAGAAGCGGATAAACTCCAAAAAGAAGGTTTTGTGGCTCCAGTAGACCGTGAGCTTGATCCTAAGGATCCTAAGGATGCTGCTTTAATTGCCAAGTCAGATGCGCGAGCAGGGAAGCGCCATGCGGAAATCAAGGAAACTGAAGCAGCTAAGGATGTGGCACGTGAAGAGCGTGAGACTGAGAAGGATGCGGTACGAGCAGCTAAACTGAAGGAAGCTATCGCTCTTACTGCCATCCTCGAACCTGAAGATGTGGCCCCTGATGTGATTGCCAAGTTTGAAGCGATGCCAGATGAAAAGCTGGATAAGGAAATTGAGGGTATGAAGCAAGCGGTCCCTGTTGACCCTGAAGTGACTGAACCTGTGAAAGAAGAAGTAGCTCCAGTAAGAACACCAAAGAAGAAAACTACCCAGAAGTAGATAACGATAGCGCTATCGCTGTGCTAAAATTACTGCATGGCTAAGGCTAAAGTCCTCACAATCGAAGAGCGCGACATTAAGGATCTCCAGATACCCCCAGCGGTAGCTACAGATCCTCGTAAGTCGCGCTTTTTGATTGGTTATTTTCACCTACAATCCCCAACTTACGGAAACGCATATCAGTCCGCTATTGCTGCTGGATTCTCTCATGAATACGCTGAATGTATAACTTATCAAAAGCCACAGTGGCTATCGGATTTTCTCGGAATGCAAAGCCTTGGTGTGATGGCTGAAAATCACATGACAGAAGTACTGGCGCTTTCAAATATTCAGCCAGTGATTGGAGCTTTTGGTCCTGTCACTACTACCATTACCGAAGAAGTCGACACTGGTACGGTGTATAAATCCGGCAAGAAGAAGGGACAGCCAGTGATAAAGAAGCTCAAGCGCAAAGTACCAGTCATGAAACACGATACTGCGCTCATAAAAGCTAAGAATGAAGTCGCTAAATTGGTACTGCCAGCATACAAACCGGAGATATATGGAAAGAAAGAAGGCCCTAAATTCAGCTTCAGCTACAACCGCACTGAGATAGTAGAGAAGTACAAACCTGCTACATGATTAACTACCGCGCCTTCATAGAAGATAACTTCATGATTGACTTCGCCAATACTGGCGAGCTTGTTCCGTTTAAATTCAATCCAGTCCAGGAGGTATACTACGAAGCGCTATGCCGTGAGTACGATATCGAACGTAAGGGAATCAGTGTGCCAGTGCGCGAGAACATCCTGAAGGCTCGCCGTGAAGGTTTTTCTTCTTTGATTCTAGGGTTATTTGCTGCCGATGATGTGACCAATGATAACCCTACCGAGACTGTGATTCTCTCTTACAAGGATGATGCGACTAAGATATTCCTGAAGCGTTACCGTACCTACCTACTCACCCACTTCGCTCGGTATCAATTCAACATCAGTCCTCAGCAGATTCACGATAACATCAATATCCTTGAGGAAATATCCAAGGAAGTATTTTCTATCGACTCTAACGAGATAGAGATAGGCCACAATAAAGCGCACTTCCAGTGCCAGACTGCCGGCGCTCGCGTGGGAGGTCGTGGAGGTGTTATGCAAAAGATTCTTTTTTCTGAGATTGCTTTCTATCAGGACACTCCAAAGGTATCAGCCGCTGAGATGGTGGAAGCTACAATGCGCCAGGTAGATATCGCTTCCGGCTGGATCTTCGCTGAATCAACTGAAAACGGCCAAGGAACCTACCAGCATAAGATGTGGGTAGAGTCTAAGCGTGGTCGCTCTCGCTTTAAAAACCGCTTCTATGGTACTGGCCACTTCTACACACCAGAGCAAATGGCCACTATTAAGTCTGAGTATGTCGATATGGACTCCTTCCGCCGTGACTATCCTCAGTCTGAAGATGACCTATTCAAAGGCTCAGCTCGCTCATTTACCTCAGAAGACCAACTCACCAAGCTGATTAACCACCCAACCGCTGATAAGGAATTTGTCTATGCTCAAGAATTCCAGCATGAAAACGGTATGGATGTGGCTGAGATCATCGCTGATGCGCTTGAGAAACTAACCCGAAAGTACGAAGGCTATTCACTCTACGCTGGTATCGATGAAGCTAAGGACATCGATGCGACTGTTGTTTATGTACTTCGAGACCGTAGGCGCGCGCTTCGAGGTGGCGTAAAGGGAATTGAGATCGATACCACAAGAGGGGACTGGCTTGCCGACTGGTTTGAAAAGAACACTAACTACTATGTGAAGCGAGTGAAGTTTAGTCGGCCATCCAAGTCACTGATGTATTCCAACCTTCAAATCGTTATTGAGGATGGTACTACTTCCCTTCCTGAGTGGAAAACCCCGGATAACTTCTTCGTATCCAAAGAGATGGAGCATTTTTTCAATCAAATGATTACGCTCGAGAAGGAGACTATTGGCGATATGCTGGTGGTATCGCACCCTAAAGGCTCATGTAACCACGGCAACCACAACTATGATGAGTGTCCGTACCACGATGACTACCCTGATGCTTGGATGATGGCTGAGGATGTGTACGTGGATATCAACGGCGTGCCAGCTCGTAAAAAGAAACCTGAGGTCTTAACCGTACCGAACATCATCCAGAAGGCGCTTGATACTGGTACTAAGCGTGATCCACAGCGCAACCGTGGCCGGAACCACACATCCTTTGAGTAGACCAAAACCATACCTTCCGCTTATACTTCAACTATGAAATTCGATATCTTCGCCAAACTCCAAGAAGACGTAAACGACTTTGATACTGGTGGGTATTACATCACTGGAGAAATTAAATCTAAGACTGGCATGGGTGATCCTGGCCAGAAGGGAAAGAAAGGTGGCTACTACTTTTCTCAGAAAGACACCCTCGAGTCTATCGATATGGCCAGTGCTTCTAAGTTTAAGCATGGTATCCTCGATGCTGAAGGACAGCGCAAAACCTACCTCAACGTAGTGAACTTCTATCGTGATGTGATGAAGATGAAGATTGTTATCAAGGTATCAAACTACATCTTTGAACCGCGCAAGTTGGCGTATGAGTGGCCTGTATGGTCGCTTAAGCAAGAATTCAGTATCTTTGCCGATGAAGAATCATACGATGACGAACTCCAAGACCGCGCTCATGACCTTTCAACCTACGGATCATGCGTTTCTAAGCGTGCTGCCTACTGTACTGAGCGCGTACCACTCCGATCTCTTCGCAACACTCAATCAGCTAAGTCACTCTGGCACGCTGCTTCAACTGGTGGCTACGTGATTATTGAGGATGATAAGCACTTTAATGAGCTGGAAGAGTACCCAGACTGGAAGACTGATGGCCTAGCAACCCACAAAACCTACAATGTATTTGAATACTATCGCCTAGTGCCGAAGTGTGTGTACGAAGACTGGGAGAATAACCAAGGTGTATTTGATAACGTACCTGACAATGAGCCATGGGTATTGGTCCAAGCTATTCTTATTCCTGATGAGGTGGAAGAAAACAAGCGCGGAAAGATTACCTCCGGAAAGGTGGTATTCATGGAGCGTGTGGATGAGGACTCATGGCCACTTGATGAATGTCACGCTGAACGCATCGATGGCCGCTGGCTTGGTAAGGGTGAGATTGAAAAGCAGCTTGAGAATCAGATTGCTCGTAACCTTACCGCTAACCTCCGCCGCCGTGGTCTACTTTGGGCTACTAAGAAGATCTATCAGTCATCTGATGAGGAAGTACAGTCACAACTTCTGATGGAAGTGAAAGACGGTGAAGTGGTGTACGTAAAGCCTAACGGCCAAATCAGCCAGGTAAACACCTCGAGCCAGCATCTTGGTGAATTCACTAGTGATGAACAGTCCTGGAAGGAAAACTCTCAACAGATTGCTTTCGCTTTCAACATCGCTACTGGAGAGAATATGCCATCTGGTACATCCTTCAGTCTCGGTGTAGTACTTGATAAGGCGGTAGCTTCCCACTTCACGATGGTCCGTAACCGCTTCAGTAACTACCTCAAGCGCGACTTCTTTAACCAACTCATCGAGGTATTTAAGGAAGAGTACGCTGAAGAGCATGAGCGCCCAATCAGCATGACCAGTGATGATATCGAAGCCTTTAAGGAGTCAGTCATCACCTTCCACGCTAACGAGCGCTACTTCGATGCTATTGCCAAGCGCAAGCGTATGACAATGGAGCAGATTCGCGCTGAGGTCGAGGAAGAGCTGGTGAAGAGTCCTTATGTCTTCCTTAAGATTCCGGATGACTTCTACGAAAACGCTCTCTTCTACATGAAGCTGAACATCGATGATGATATTGGTCCAGATATCCAGACTCTCACCACTATCTACACCAGCATGAAGCAAGACGGTGATCCTCGAGCTGAGCAAGTGCTACGTTTGATTATGGCCAAGAAGGGTGATAGCCTAACCTATATAGCCGGTAAGAAGCCAGCGCCAGTAGCGCCGGTGAATCCAGCCAATCCTAATGCTCCAGTGAATCCAGGCGCTTCAGTGCCTTCTACGGTAACTCCTGGAGCGCCAGTAGCAGTTCAATAGTCTATGATTTACTCAGAACAACATAAAAAGTTTCTTCAGGATTTAGGTCGTACCGATGTAGGGCGTACCCTGTGTGACATCCTAGAGCTTACCAAGGCGCACTACGCATCAATCTCGACTATTGATACCTCTAGGCCAACAGATGCTCAAATTGAGGGGCGTAAGATACTAGGAGAGATTTTAGATGAACTCTCAACCACCATCACTACCCAGAAGCGCACTGTCCGCCCTATTGCTTTGGATAACTTTGAGTAGTAGACTAATGGCTCACGGTAGAGATATCGTGCGTAGTAAAAGGCCACTTCTTCGGGAGTGGCCTTTTGCTATGCCTGTTAGTTGACCAAGAAACCGATAGCGCCTTACAATGGGGACTGGAATTGCGGCTCTCCTTTTAAACCGCTTTAGATAATAAATATAACCATCACTATGCTATTTTTTGCATTT